AATATAATAAATTAAAAGGATGACAAAAAATGGCAAATACATTTAAAAACGCAGGAGTTGCGATAGGAACTTCAAGAACTACCTTATATACTGCTCCATCTTCAACGCAGTCGGTTGTACATGCATTGTATATTAGTAACGTAGACGGAACTAATGATGCTACAGTAACAATTGAAATAACGATTGATGGTGGTACTACATATAGACATATTGGTAAAACTATTCCAGTAGATGCGGATTCTACGTTAGTGTTAGAAAAACCAATCAATTTAGAAGCAGGAGATATTTTAGCAGTGACAGCGTCGGCAACAAGCGACCTAGAAGCAGTTGCTAGCATTTTGGAGATTACATAATGGGTTACATAGAAAATAAAATTCTTGGTAGAGATATAAACAGTGCTACTGGTACTGCCAATACTACTACTTATTTAAGAGGTGATGATAGTTGGGCAACTCCTACTGATACAGGTTTATTAAATGTTGTTGAAGATACTACACCCCAATTAGGTGGTGACTTAGCATCTAATGGTAATGATATTAACTTCGGTGATAACGATAAAGGACAGTTTGGTGCGGGAAATGACTTACAGATTTATCACGATGGTAGTAATAGTTTTATTAATGATACAGGAACAGGAGGACTTAATGTTAGAGCATCTTCTGCTATTAATCTACAAACGCCAGGAGGAGCAGCTACCTTAGCCACATTCACTGAAAATGGTTCGAGTAACTTATATTATTCAGGATCAAGTAAGATGTCTACAGTAACTGCTGGTGTGGATGTTACTGGTACAGTTGTTTGTGATGGTGCTGATTTACAGGGTAACGTTTTAGATAATCCTAAAATTAAAGACTACTCTGAAACCGTTAATGCTGCCTCAGGTAGTATTACTATTGGGTCTACATTACTTAATAATGGTAATGTTATTCATTGGAGTGGTTCAGGTACTATTTCTTTTGATACTCCAAGTTCTACTTATGCGGGTGTATCGTGTACAGTAATTTGTCAAGCAGCCCCAACAATCAGTGGAACTAATGTTATTTGGAACGGTGGTGAAGCACCTACTACATCAGGTGTATGTGTTTACACATTCTTCTGTGGCATTACAACAGGTTCTACTTATAAGTGGTTCGGTGTTGAAGTTGGAAAGGATTTCGCATAATAGTATTATATAATATAGGAGTTTGATATGCCAATAGGTATCGAGAAAACAAGAGGCAGAGCATCAGCTAGTGCTTCAGTTTGGTTTGGTGATGGTAGTGATGGAAGTTATAATGCAGGTGGTGCTACCTTAACTGTTCAAAATAAGAATGGTAGTTACGATGGTGATATGGTTGTCAAACAATATACCGATTTTAACTTAACTGGTGGAACGTTCACAGCAGACCAAGCTTGTAGAGGTATGTTGATTTTGGTACAAGGTGATTGCGTCATTAACGGAACAATCAATATGAACCAGAAAGGGCCACATGCTAATCCAACTACTGGTGGTGCGTCTGATGGCGGAACAGTTCCTTCAGCTGGGCTACAATTCGCAGCACCTGGCGGGAGTAGTTCGTTTTCTAATTTCGGTGGTAACGTAGCAGGTTGCGGTAATGCTGCAGTGAGTGCGATGAGTGTTATGGATTCGTTATCAGGCAATGCTGTCGTCGGAACATTAGTTAGACAAGGTGCTGCAGGTGCTGGTCGTACTTCAAATCATAACAACGGTAATCCTGGAAGTAATGGTGGAATTGGACAAACAGGTGGTGGTGGTTCTGGTGGCATTAATAATAATGGAACTGCTGGTGGTGGATCTTACGGTTCTTGTTGGGGTGGTGGATCTGGTGGTGCTGGTGCATCTCATCATACATCTTCCGGCAGTGGTTCTACTTGGGGTGGTCCAGGTGGTAATGCTACTGGCAGTTCATCACACAGATGTAGTGGTGGTGTAGGAAATCCAGGTGGTAATGGTTATAACATCGGAACCGCAGTTACTGGAACTGGTGGTGCAATTATCATTATCGTTGGTGGTACAATATCAGGTTCTGGTACAATAACTGCTCAAGGAATTAATAATGATGCTCAAGGGACAGTATCTGCACATGGTGGCGCATCTGGTGGTGGCAATATTTTAATTATGTCAGTTACAGACAGTTTTAGTGGTTCAACATCAGTTTCTGGTGGTGCTACTACATCAACTTTGAACACTCAAGGCGGCGCAGGTGGTAATGGTTCAGTACAAAGATTAACAGTGGCAGCAGCATAAACATAAAGCAATAAGGAGTAATATATGTATTATACAACTGATGTAAATACAGACGAAAAAATAAATTTAAAAGAAGCATATCCTAATTGGGCATTCCCTGGCGGAATTCCTGATGATAGTTTTATGACAGAAAATAACCTAACAGCAGTAGAAGATTCTATTGATATTATACCTGATGGTCAGATATCAATCGATGTTGATCCATACTTAGACGGTGATGTTTATAAATCATACAAATTATACAATATTCAAACAGAACCTACTGTTGATGAGTCAATAGAAAAGTTGGTAGTAGTTACTACACCATCTCTTGTTGATGATGTTTGGACTAAATGGAATGTTGTTGCTTTATCAACCGAACTAAAGTGGGACTTCGTTAGACTTCAAAGAGATTGGCAGTTAATCAATTCTGATTGGACTCAAGCAGCTGATGCGACTCAATCTGTTACTGCAGCAAAGAAAACTAAATGGGCAACTTTCAGACAAGAGTTGAGAGATATACCTACAACGTTTACTAATCCTGAAGATGTAGTTTTTCCTACACCTCCTGATGCTTTACCAGTAGTTGATTTACATTAATTAACTAAAAACTTTACTTTTCCCCCATAATATAGTATAATTTATATTATGGAAATAAAATCAATATGTATAGTTGGTGGTGGATCTGCTGGTTGGATAACAGCACTATCCATTCTGAAAAACCTACCATCTATACAACTCACACTAGTCGAATCTAAAACTATTAAAACTGTAGGAGTTGGGGAATCAACACAACCTGGAGTTTTAAGATTCTTTAATGAATACTTAGGTCTTAAAGAAAAAGATTGGATGAAATTTACTGATGCTACCTATAAAGTTGGTGGTGATTTTAGGAATTTCAACACCACATCTAAATCAGATATTGTATATCACGCACTAACAACTCAAGAAGAACAAGACGATAGCAACGTATATGATTGGGGTGTTAAGAAATTCGCACATAACCCTTTACCAAACACAGACTATTCAAAGACTTTCTTTGCCACGCATTATATGGCAGATAAAAATAAGTTTGATAAGAGATGTGGTGAAGATAGCACGTGGCATGCATTTCATTTTGATGCGTCTAAATTTGGCGAGTTTGCTAAAGAAAAAAGTTTAAAACTTGGGATGACTCATATAGAGGATTTAGTTACCAACGTTGAAGTTGATGATGGAATTATAACCTCAGTAACAACTCAAGATAACGGGAATATAGAATCTGATTTTTTCATAGACTGCACGGGGTTTAGATCTGCGTTGATTAGTGACGCACTTGGGAGCGAGTTTATTGACCTCACAGATATCCTACCAAACGATAGAGCAATAGCAACAAAGATTAAGTATAATGATAAAGAGAAAGAACTAACCCCACTAACAAGCGCACAAGCAATTGAGAATGGTTGGTGTTGGGAAATCCCTTTATGGTCAAGAATAGGTGCTGGGTATGTGTATAGTAGTTCTTTCGTTGACAAGGAAACGGCAGAAAAAGAATTTAAAGCACACCTTAAAGGTAAGTATGGTGTAGAAAGAACAAAAGATCTAGACATGCTTCATCTTAAAATGCGTATTGGTTATCAAGAAACACCTTGGAAAGGAAACTGCTTAGCGGTAGGATTATCCTCTGGGTTTGTTGAACCATTAGAATCTACTGGGTTATCATTCGTTATTGAATCCCTTAGTAAATTTATTGATTATATGAATGATCAAGATGGTAATATTAATAACTTAACAAGAGAAAGGTTTAACCGAAATTCTATTGCAGCATTTAAAGAAGTTGTCAATTTCATAACCCTACACTATCTAAATACAAAAAGAGAAGACACTCCTTATTGGAAACATATAAAAAATAATATAACACCAACTAAAGAACTACTAGATTACATACACAAATTAGAATCAAAATGGATATGGGATTATGATGAGAGTGAAGTATTCTTTAATGCGACAAATCTAAAACAAATTGTTATTGGGTTTAATATATTAAATATGGAAAACAACATCCTACTAAACCGTACGACATTAACAGAAGAATGTTTAGTTAAAAGGAAGGAAGAAATTGAATACACTCTAAGTATGTTAGAATCCACTAAAAATAAAATCATCAATGAAGTCGATTTAATGGGTAATCATCATTCAGTCTTAAAGGAAACTATACACCACCATAATTAAAATTATTATAAATAGTTCTATACAAATACATTCCGGAACTATTCAATGGCAAACCCCACTACTAGAGACGAACTTAAAAAGTATTGTCTAAGACGTTTAGGTGCTCCAGTCATCGAGATTAACGTTGATGAAGACCAAATACAAGACCGACTTGACGATGCACTCGCATTCTATCACGACTATCACTATGATGGTACAGAGAGAACATTCTTAAAGCATCAACTAACTGCTACTGATATTACTAATAAGTATATCGCAATCCCTACTACTGTTAATAGCATTATTGATATATTCCCTTTGGGTAATAATACAAGTTCTAATAACATCTTCAATGCTAAGTATCAAATCACACTAAACGATATTCAAAACTGGACTGGTTATCAGTTTGCTAATTTTGTAATGTCAATGGAACGTGTTGCCTTAATGCAAGAATTACTTGTGGGTAGACAACGTTACAGGTTTAGTCGTCATACTGATAAATTATATTTAGATGCTGATTGGTCAAGTTTAACTGCTGGTGAGTATGTTATTATTGAATGCTACAAAGCAATGGATCCTGAAACTTATTCACAAGTTTATGGTGATTGGTGGTTGAGACGCTATGCTACTGCGTTGATTAAAAAGCAATGGGGTCAAAACCTTTCTAAGTTTGAAGGAATGCAACTTCCAGGTGGAGTTACCTTTAATGGTACGCAAATACTACAAGATGCTACTGAGGAAATTGCTAAACTTGAAGAAGAAGTAATTACTAATCAAGGTGGTTTAGTATTTGACTTAACAGGTTAATATGTCTACGACTAATCTTTACTTTAACAACTATGGAAACTTCCAAGAACAGAGTCTAATTGAAGACCTGATTATTGAGAGCATCAAGATCTATGGCATTGAGTGTTTCTACTTGCCTAGAACTATGGTCGCCGAAGATAACTTATTTGGTGAAGATGTTCTATCTAAATTTGAGAATGCATATCCTCTAGAAATGTATGTCAAATCAACTGACGGTTTCGAGGGTGATGGCGACTTCCTTTCTAAGTTTGGACTTGAGATTAGAGATGAGATGGTTCTCACTATTTCGCAAAGACGATTCGGTGAAGAGATTGCTATTAGTGATACAACCGAATCTATTGGTAGACCTGCTGAGGGTGATTTAATTTACTTCCCCCTTAACGGTAAAACGTTTGAGGTTAAGTTCGTTGAACACGAAGCAATTTTCTATCAGATGGGTGGGTTACAAACCTACGACTTACGTTGTGAATTATTTGAATACAGTCATCAAGTTATTGACACTGGTATTGCTGGTATCGATGCACTTGAAGATGATTTATCTGGTGATATGTCATTCTTCGAATTACTTGATGAAGATGGTAACGTTCTTGCGTTTGAAAGTGGCGATCAAATGATACAAGATGGATTCCGTGTTGAGACTGCAGATAAGTCTGCTAATAACGAATTCTTCCAAACTTCATCAGCAGACTTTATAGATTTTTCAGAGAGCAATCCGTTCTCTGAAGGGACAGGGTGGTAACATATGTTCGGACATTCATACTATCATAGTGCTATAAGAAAACATATTATTATGTTTGGCAATATGTTCAACGACATAGACGTTTCTCGTTTTAATAAAGCAGGAACGGCAGTACAAACTATTCGTGTTCCTATTGCTTATGGTCCAAAAGAAAAGTTTCTTATACGTTTAAGAGATGATGCTAACCTTAATAAAAAGGTAGCAATAACTTTACCTAGACTTTCGTTTGAAGTTACGGATATGACTTACGATCCGACTAGAACGTTGAACAAGATGCAACGTAACACCAATATAAGTAAAGGTGCTGACAAAAATCGTTCACAATTTACTCCAGTTCCTTATGATATTAATATCACGTTAAGTGGTATGTTCGATAACAATGAGGATGCTGTTCAAGTTGTTGAGCAAATCCTACCGTTCTTCAGACCAGAGTGGACTAATTCAGTCAAACTTGTTCCTGAGATGAATGAGTATTATGATATTCCTACTGTATTAACTGGTATGAGTATTGAAGATGCATATGATGCAGACTTCCAGTCTAGACGTGCCATCATCTACACATTTACATTTACGGTTAAAGGTTATATCTTTGGACCAGTAAGTAACAAGGGTGTTATTAAAAGAACTATACTTGACTTTACATCAGACCTAACAGGTGGACCTGACTCTAAGATTAAATTGACTCCAGGTCTATTGGCAAATGGCAATCCTACTTCTAATTCAAGTGCGAGTATAGCAATTGGTGGTATTACTTCTAATACTGACTATGGTTATGCATTTGATAAGTTTGATTACTTTGATGGAAAGGATCGACACAATCACGACTAAACAATGAGAATATATTATGACAACAAATCTAACCAAAAACCTTAACGATATACTAGACGTAGACTCAGACTTAATTGAAACTGATACTGCGATCTCAACTGCAGTCGTACACGGTGATAAGCAAACTGACATCAACGATGACTACGAGTTTGCTAGAGAAAACCTTTACAGTGTTATTGATAAAGGTACACAAGCACTAGACTCTCTATTAGATCTAGCAAAGGTTTCAGAACACCCACGTGCTTTTGAAGTAGTTGCTACGTTATCAAAAACCTTAATGGATGCTAACAAAGATTTACTATCTATTCAAAAGAAAGTAAAAGAGTTACAACGTGAGGAAGAAGATACTGGTAGCACTAATACAGCACAGAACGTGACGAATGCTTTATTCGTAGGCAGTACTGCGGAATTACAAAAGATGTTAAAAGGATAGTATAATATACTTTAATGCACTTAAAGATTGACATAGTAGTCGTTATAGAGTATAATAAGTGATAACGACTTAATTTTAAATAGAGGATATATTATGAATGAAGATAATTGGCAGAAGATAGGGTTTACTTGTAGTTCGTTCGACTTGTTACACGCAGGTCATATTGCTATGCTTAAAGAGTGTAGTGAAAATTGTGATAAACTAATCGTTGGTCTAAACGTTAATCCTCATAAGAATGGTAGATACCCAGTGCAATCTGTGGTTGAACGTTATGCTCAATTGTCAGCAGTTAAGTATGTTGATGAGATTATCCCCTACAATACTGAAGCAGAGTTGATTGATTTACTTCAACTGTATCATATTGACGTAAGGTTTATTGGATCTGATTATAGAGATAGTTCTTTCACTGGTGACGACTTGCCAATTGATACATATTATAATAGACGTGACCACAACTTCTCATCATCTGGTTTAAAGAAACAAGTGTGTGAAAATCAAGCAACTAGAATGTTAGACGGTGATGTAGTAAAGGATAATGATACTTATACTATTGTGGATAATACAGATCTAGAACAACTAACCGTTTCAACCACAATACTTAAACCAAGTCAAGAAACATCTGGTCACAGTCACGAAGGTATTGAAGAAGTTTATACATTCCTATCTGGTCAAGGATCTATGATTATTGGTGATTTGGAACATCACATTGAAGCAGGTAAAGCATTTATTATTCCAGATGGGGCATATCATAAAGTATATAACAAGTCTGATGATGAAGACTTAATGTTCATCTGTGTATTTAATCAAAGACGTAACCACTAAAGCATTACTACTAACGTCCATTCTATTCTTGAGTGGATGTTCAACGTTTGATATAATATCGTCTTCACTAAATGCAGTACAACTTGTTGCTGAAGAACCAAACGCAGTTGTCAAGAAAAAGGTGAAGAAGGTTGAACCAGTTAAGAATTGGAATCCACCCAAAGTAACTCCAATCATCCCAACTAAAACAGAAACACCTAAACCTACTAAGGAAGAAAGGAACTTTCCTTGGTGGGCATTCATATTAGCAATCGTCTCTGGAACGGCATATCTTATAAATATGGTAAAACATAATAACAAAAGG